TGTGTCCTCGATCAATCGTTCTAAAGTATCACTAGGGAAAACCATGTCACTATCAAACCACATAACATAATCAGCTTCAGCCTTGATTGCATTCAATGCTAAAGAATTTCTAGCATCGTAAACAAGACTGCCCATTTGAAACGCAATAACACAATCTCCCACCTTGTTCAAGGTTGCGATTGATTGTGCAAACTGCGATGGCACTTGATCCATACATGGAACTGCGATAAGTATTTTCATGTTTTTCCCTTTCTTTATTTATGCCTTATTTCTGGACCTTAACGAATGCGTTTGGTGCAACAATGCCTAAACCGACATACTCTCTGCCCATGACTTCGATTAAGTCCTGTTTCTTGAGAGAAAGATCATCGAATTTGAAATCGATGCCCTGTCCGTTTGGATAGTTTGCTAAAGCACCATGTCCGAGGTCGCCAACAATAGCATAGGTATCGCCTGTTGATGCAGCAGAGAATGCCTTGATTGTGTTGTTGAATAAAACAGGCAGACCTTCAAAGATGTCGGCATTGAAGTTTCCATCATACTGTGCAGACTTGAAAGCACCCCATGTTGCTTTGTTCATCATAACAACAGGATTTGATGCTTCATCACTTAATAAAGCCATAGCAGAAGCGATGGTTGCCTGACCGATAGTTGCAGATGTTAAAACAGGAACTGCAACTGATGTAGTTGTTGAAGCAGTACCACAAGCCTCGATTGCGGCGATGATGAGATCAGCACACTTCTTTGCGATTCTGTAAGCCAGTTCATCGTAAACGTAATTTAAGAACTCCTCACCTCTTAAATCGTAAACTTCATCACTGATCTGTAATACTTTCTTAATGCTCTGTGGAACGATGTTGACAGTACCTAAAACAAGGTTTTCAGGTGAAATAGCGTTTCCACCTTCGGTGTGGACAACTGCACCATCGGCAGAAATTTCAAAGCCGACCTTTAAGTTGCCCTTCATGGCAGTCTTACGGACAAGTGCCATAATACCTTCACGTTCCCAAGCAGTCTTAACGATACTGTAAACCATTTCTGGTACAGGAACAGTTCCACTTGCTACGTTTTCGGTCAGTAATGCTCTGCATTCTGCATCGTTGCCACTCTTAATGTATTCAGCAAAGGCATCGATGTATTCTTTTGTATTTCTTACTTCCATATTGTTCATTTTTCTCTCCTCGATTTCTTCTACAGGTTTGGTGATCTTTAAGGCTTCTTCCATTTCCTTTTTCCTCTGTTCGACTTCAGTAAGGATTTGAGCTTTTCTCTTTTCAAGTTCCTCGACTTCTGCCGAAAGAGAATCGATGTCGGCATCTTCTGCTTTCATCATTTCTTCGATTTCAGCCGATCTCTTTTCGATGTCAGACATCTGCATTTCATTTACATTCATTTGTTTTCTCCTTTTAATGCCTTGATTCTGTTTAACAAAGACTCCCTTTGCTCTGCTCTTGCTCTCGCTTCTGCTTCAGCCTGAACTCTCTCCGATTCGATCTCTGCAATTACTCCATCACAATGAGACCTTGCTGAAACTTCCGTAAAATCATTCGCAGGTATGGAGACGACTGAAACATCAAACAACTTTCCGATGCTTTTTACAGTTCTTAAATAATCAGCACCATCAGCTTTGATTTCATCGTCTGCAACTGTGAATCCGAATGACATTTTGTTTATATAGCCACCTCTTATTTCTTCGTAGAGGTCTCTACCACCTTTCGTGCCACCTAAATCGGCAGTAATAAAAAGACCATGATCGTCAATTTCTAACTTCAAGGTCTCGTTTGAAATTCTGGCATAGACTTTTCCCTCGTGATCGAATTGTAGGATCGTGTCCTGCATATCCGTATTTGCAAAGGCATTTCTGTCTATCTGTTCTTTTACTTCATGCCCTTTATCATCAAAATAGTAAAGATGATAAGGTTGATTGAATGTTGTAGCATAACCCTGAATTGTGTAGTTTTCTTGTTCAAGGTCTCTGCACTCAACATCCATCATTCGATATTCTCGACCATTACTGATCTTCTGTTTCATCAGGTTTGTCATTTCCATCTGTTGTTTCTCCCTCTGTAAGTTTGTATTCACCTCGTATATAAGCAACATCGCCATTTGGCAATGGTGCATAATTGAATAATTCTCTTATTTCGTTGATCGTTAAGATACCTCTATCGCCTAACTCTTTCGCAACTGTGACCTTTGCAGTCTGTGACATATACTGAAGTCTGTTTGAATTGACATAGACATGATTGCCGAATGATCGCTCTCTTTCGGTGTATATCGCTCTGCTTAATGCTTCACTCAATGCAATCGCAAATGGCTCGATAGCTGAATTAAAAAAGGCATCAAGTTGATCGCTTGTTGCCTTGCCCTGTATGATGTCCTCGTTTACACCAAAATAATCAAAGACATTATTTTTTATTAATGTCATTTGTGCATCATCAGCAGTATATGGAGTTGTTGTTATTTGGTGGACATCATTATAGGTGTTTGGAAATAACAACATTCCTGAATTTTCACCACTTAAATTCTCTCTCGTAAATCTTTTTCGTTCTTCAGCGATATCCTCTGGAGATGTAAAGTTAGAAAGACGTGCGAAGAAAGTGTAGCGTGAACTGTTCTTGACTGCTTCCTTTATGCCCTGATCCTGAATTGATATTAAATCCATCGTGGAATCTAAAGCGTGATTATTTTCACCGAAGAAGTCTGATTTGTATTGATGCTTATTCAGATATGCACATCTATCAAACTCAACGATTCCTGATAGTGAATTTCTAAAGGTATATCTCAACCATAATTTCCCTTTGTTGTCCTCGATCAGCTTTACTCTTTCAGGCAATACAGGAAAAAACCCTATCGTCTGTAAATACTGATCCTGAACTGGTACGATAAACAGATTATTTGTGCAATCCAGAATAGTTGAACATCTGGCTAGAAATTGAGGATAGGTCTGCCAATCGTTCGGTGCGTGTCGCATCTTCGCTTTGAGATTAGGTTGTGCTTCCCCTTGCAGTTCTATCTTCAATTTGCTTATGTGCCTTGCTTTTGCTTCGATTGCTGATCGTACCAACATTGATTCATATATTGAACCATTATGATTAGTAAACACAGGCTCATAAGCAGTTAAAAGTTTAAACTGATCTGTTTTATTCGGTTTTACTGGCTCACTCTTGGGAAAAAGCCAATCAAACAATGATGCCATTTATGTTCTCCTTTCGTTCTGCAACTGTCTGCCAATCTCGTTCCAATACTTGCTTCGCATTGTCATTGCGTCTAAAAAACTCGCCATGCCATCTATATGTGATCTCGGTTCTATCTTGATCAGTTGCTTTCTATCGTTCTCGGTGTTGTATTTCAAAGCCGAGTTATAAAAATGTACTTTTAATAAATCGTTATCACCAATATTTATTTTCTTGTCTTTTAATAATCCCTCTAGTTCATCAATAACAGGTGACAGATTCCAACCCTGATAAACATCATCGGTGTGGAATCCGTACTGATTCATTTCGTTGATTAAATAAGTGCTTGAATATCGGTCATAACCGACTTGCAGGATATAGATTTTATATTTCTCGATTAATTCTTTAGCCCAATTAAAACAGTCCTGATAATCTATAAAGTTCTCTCCTGATTCAAACAATAGCCCTCTTTGAATATATGTTCTATAAGGTAGCCCATCCCTTTGAGTAGCTTCATCAATCTTGTTAGTTGGCAGATAGAATCGAGTAAAAGCGTTTATGATTCCGTCTTTTTCAACTAACAAAGTACAGGCAGTTAAGTCTGTCGTCTTTGATAGGTCTATACCCATAACCCCATAGCACCCTTTGAAATCTTCAAGATTAAGATGCTTTCCGTATGCCTGTTCGATGACTTTTGAATCAAGCCATGCGATACTGCTATTCTGTTTGATGTTGCAGTATTTGGTTAGAAATTCAGCCTTTTTCGATAACGACTGTTCTGCGACTGCGATTTCTTCAAGCATATAATCGACACTGACCGATACGTTAAGATTAGGCATCGACTTTTGAAGTTCGTTTATATCGTTCCATTTCTCCACATCATCAATCTGGTAGATAAATGGTGCTAATCGTGTTTCTTTCGATGTTCCTTTTAAAACTGAAGTGCATCGCTTTAGTAATTCATCATATAAGCCCTCGACATAATTGGCAGTTGAGATCGACAGGATCATTGGTTGTTTTCTAGCACCTAAAGCCGATTTCAAGACCTCGTACTGTTTTAATCCCTGATCACCTTGCCATGCACTAAACTCATCACATACGACCAAATGAGGATTCAGACCATCGCTCTTTTTAGCGTTGAACGCTAATGGTTGAATTGATGTGTTGGTGGATTCGATGTAAACATCAGTCCTACGCTTTTTAGCCATGTCGTTCAGTTCAGGTTCTTTTATAAGCATCTGATAGAATCCGTCATAGCAGATTCGTGCCTGATCGAGCTTCGGTGCAACAAAATAGATTCTCGCACCATACTCGCCATCTAAAAAGGCTAGATACTCACTAATGCAACTGCAAAGCAAACTCTTGCCTGATTTTCTGCCGACAACGAGCACGATTTCACGGAACTGCCTTAATCCGTTCTTATCAAGGATTCCAAAGATGACAGATAAAAATGCCTTTTGCCATAGCTCTAATTTAATGAGGTTTGGTGCTAACTCGCCCTCATGGTGATGACAGAACGTTTCAACAAACTTAATGGATTTGTTGGCTTTCTTCTGATCATAAAAAAAGGACTTCTTTTTAAGTCCTTTCACAATATACTCATACCATAATCGGATGTATTCACCGACAATGATGCTTCCGTCCTTTATGGATTGGTAATACTCTAATATGTAGTTATTCATCAATCAATGTTTCTAGTTTACTTTTAGCTTTGTCCTGCTTTGGCATCAACTCGGCTAATCTCTGGGAGATCATGTTGTAAGATTTCACTAAAGCGTTATAGCTTTGAACGGATGCACTCTGTTTTGTGCCATACTGGTTGTTTCCGTTCTTGTATTCGTCCGTTGTGCCATTTGCCCTGATCTCGTGTTGGAGTTCTTCGAGTTGAGATTCAATAAATACTGCATTATCAATCAGAGGACGTGCTAAAACCATCTTTTCAGGTGGTAATGGT